GTGGCAAGGGCATCGGGGCCGGGATCATGCTGGCGCTCATCATGGAGGGCAGCCGTGAAAAGGTTCTTGCGATGCGTGAACATCCGGCTGTGAAGCTCATGCAGATCATGGATGAGCAAGGGAACATCGACCTTGATCGCCTGTACAACGCAGCAAGGCCAAAGTTCGAGAACAAGCTATCTGTGTCCGTGCCGTTCATCGGAGAATTAAAGTTCGACCAGAACGACGTGGACAAACTCTATAAATACATTCAGGAGGCGTGACATGAAGCAGTATATCGAAGAGCTGAAAAAGCAATTACAGGAGGTCATGGAGCGCCCGGCGTCGCTGGGGCGCGCGGAAGAAGTTACGGTATATGCAGATGCTATCTGCGCGCTGCATAAGCTGGGTGGTGACCATTTTCGTGAGTCCACGAAAATGATGGAATTTACCGAGGACGATGCAAAAGAGTGGACGGCCCGCATGGAGAACACGGACGATACAACCGGCCAGCATTGGCCGATAGAGCAAACCACAGCAGTCATGCGGTCGCGCGGCCTGCACTATGATCCTGCTGTCTGGTACGCGGCAATGAATATGATCTACAGCGACTACTTCAAAACCGCAAAGAAGCACGGGGTCAATACCGTTGAATTTTTCGCGGATATGACCGATGCGTTCCTAGACGACAAGGACGCCGGGACCCCGGAGGAGAAGATCAGCGCGTATTATCATTGCGTAGTTTTGCCACAAAATTTGCCACATGAATAAAATGCCTAGTATTTTCAACGGGTTTATCGTTTAATTCGATATTTCAAATCTCTCCTTCCGCGCCAGGAAGAAAACCCTGCAATCTCATGGATTGCAGGGTTTTTCTTTGCACGCCAAGGATTTCAGGCGTTTCTGCCGTTACATTTTTCTGTTATGTGTATCATTATTTTGATACGCATGACAGAATTTTTGTACGCGTTTTTGCCACGATTTTTGCCACAGAATCAAGAAGCTACGCAAAGAAGTTTTTGATCTGCTGAACAGAATCGGAGATATCCGCCTGCGCAATGTGTGTATATATTTTTCGCATGGTTCCGTAGTCCGACCAGCCCCCAAGCTGCATTGTGACCTTTTCAGATATCCCTAATTTATAGGCGAGGGAGCAGAAAGAATGCCTTAGTCCGTGGGTCCCGACTTCCGGCAGGTTCGCTTTTCTGCATATTTTATTTGCGAAGGCTCGGATGCTATTCGGGTTTGCGATTACGACAAATTCACTGGTTCTTTCTGCGTCAGAAAGCAGCTGAAATAGTCTTGGTATCATGATCGGGATCGTCCGCCGGGAAGAACGGTTTTTGTTGGTTGGCTTGTTTACCAGCTTGTTGTTTTCGTCAAATAAGGTGGCTCCACGAACTGTGATGGACTGCCTTTTCAAATCAACGTTTTCCCAACGTAAGCCTAAAATCTCGGATACGCGCAAAGAGTGCAGAGCAAGCAAAAATGCAATTTCGTATTTGCTTCCTTCTGCCTCTTTGAGGAATACCGGAATTTCTTCCGCGGACAAAAATGCATGCTCGTCGGACTGAACAGCGGGAAGCGATACGTCATAAGATACGCTGTATTGTTTAAGAGCTGGGCGTATCAGTGCCCATGTTTCGCGAATAGTCTTCGGGCTGCATTTTTCGGTGCTGATCGCCTGCTGGATGGCGCTTACAGAAAGTTCAGATAAAGGAATGTCCATGATGGACTGTAGATAACAACGCTGCTTGATTCTGTGCCCACGCACAGACGCTGGGGAGAGTACCCCCCTTTTCAGGGCCAGATACTCGTCAATTGCTTTTCGTATTGTGATTTCCGGTTTTTCGTTTTCTTCGGCAAGAAGCCCTATTTTGTACTCCAAAGCAGCCTGTTCCGCTTCTCGTTTTGTAGGGGCTGTGAAAGACTTCTTTTGCCCATTCACCATCACGCGGCAGCGGTAGGAGCCGGAGGGGAGTTTTTCAGCTTCGGGTACTTTGATCTTCTTCATGTTGGTTCTCCTTGCGGATGATGCGGAGGATGGTGATACCGGCAGCAACGACGGAGGCGACGATCAGGCCGATAAAGGCCCATGCTGAGCCGGACAGTCTGCCGCCGCGGATGATACCAGCGTCGGTGATCTGGGAGTCGATCATGAGATAGACAATGAGCGACAGAGCCAGAATGATGCAGAAGAAGACGAGCACATAACAGATCGTGTGCGTGGATCTGATCTGTGCTTTATGCGCCTCGTTGGCTGTGACGAGCTTGGCATTTTCGACTTCGAGCTGGTGGTTGCGTTCCTGCAGCTCGCTTGGGCTGTCGGCAGGTTTCTCCAGCCCGCAGAGAGCATCAAGCGATAGTCCAAGTGTATCAGCGATTGCAGCTTCGTTGTACAACAGCGGGTTTGCCTGCACACCAGAGTTGACGCGGCTCACATTCGAGTACGGTACACCAGACCTTTCCGAAAGCGCACTGATCGTCATTCCGACTTCGTTTCTTCTTCGCTTGACTTTTTCTGAATAGGCTTCAAAAAACGGTGCAAGCTTCTCCATTGATGTCAAAATAAACGCCTCCAACAACAAGATTCCAAAAATAGGTTAAAATTGCAATTTTGAATACACGTTTTCTTTATTTTGAACAGCGATTTGCAATCTGGGGTGTAGACATTTCCAAATATTATCTGCTACGCTGGAAACGTACTCAAGCGGTGCTCCCACTCGCTGCGAGGGAAACCCCGCCGCTTCATCCAGCGGGCGGCGGGGCGGATTTACGGGTTACAGTTCTTGCAGGGGACGTAACCCATGTTGATGACGCTGTCGCGTGTGCCGGTATAATACCACTTGTTCTTCTCGGCCATCTTCCCGACGCTCTTGCACCAGCTGTAATGGAACTTGCCGGTGTTGGTATTGATTACATAGTTGCAGTTCGCTGGGGGTGTTGTGGTGCTGGTGGTTTGATTTGATGATGCGGTGTTTCCAGAGCCCTGCGGCTTCTGCGGAGTCTGAGAGGAAGAAGAACTATTTGCAGAGCTTTGAGAAACTGATACATCTACAGTAACGGTCGCTGTATTACCTGCTGCATCAGATATTTTTAAGTCTGCACTCCCCGCAATCTCCTTGCTGGCGATTATCACCATACGATGATTTACAGGATGGTCATCAAGTCTGTTTACGCTGCTTACAGTAACGATTGATTCATTGCTACTTTTGCATGTAACCGTAGAATTCTGTACTGACTGGCCTACATATACATCGAAATAAATCAAACGATTTGCATCATCGATATAAAGATTGCCTTTGTCATTGAAGTAATATGGATCCGCATAGACAGAAATGTCCCGTGCTTTTACAGCCCCTGTTTTGCGAAGGTCCGGAAGAATAACTCTTGAAAGAATGGCACTAGCTTCTGCTCGGGTGATTCTCTCATCTTCATTAAAAGTGCCAGAGGAATCAGAACCAGTAAGAATACCCGCATTAAACAGCTGATAGATTTCCTCAGCATATGTGGTGTAAATTGTGATGCCAGGAATCAGGCCAAACCCAATATGGTTGATGTCTTTATAAGCGTCCTTCGGCAGAGCATGGGTTACCAGATAAGCGAAGATCTCCTTTGTAATAATGCCGGTATAGAAATCAGCAGTTGGGGGATTCGTAAAAGAAAGTATGTCATTTTTTGCGGCATAATCTACATAAACTTGGAACCACGGGGAAGATTGTTCGAATTCTCCTGTTCCACCATAGTAGATGTTGTGCAACCGGCACGCAATTGCAAGCCCTTCCGCAAGTGTCATTTCTCCTTTTGGTTTGAATAAGCCTGCATCCGTGCCAGCCATCAAGCCATACTCACAGACGTTTTTTACACTTTCCTCATACCATGAAAAAATTGGTACGTCTGAGAATCCGGTATATTCCGTCTGCTTCTCGAAGTTCGACAGGCTGGGGCTTGCTGCGCATACTGGCGCGGCCAATGCCAGCAGAAGAACAACCGCGAGGAATAGGCTGATAATCCGTTTTTGCTTCATTGTATCACTTCTCCTGTCTGTAAAAATTGTATAAAAAATTCTTTCGTAGAAATTGAGCGACAGATTTTGTGAAAACTTCCGTATTGAAGAAAACGAACATATGTTCTAAAATAAAAACAAGCCAAAAGGAAAGGAGCCAGCCGCATGACACGTGAGGAAGCGCAGAAGTACATAGCCCAGCTGACCTACGAGGAAAAGAAGAAGCTTAACGATTTGCTAACAGCCCTTGCACAAAGGCGTCAACCTTCTGCATCTCCTCAGGCGTCAAAGAAGTAAGTTTCGACACAAGTTCATCGTCCAAAGCTCTCTCGTCCGTAGGGACGAGGGGGCTTTTTTCGTCCCCAAACAGGAGGTATTGCGAGTCAACCCCGAAATAGTCTGCAATTCTCTGCAAGACAGCCGGGCGAGGCGTCGAGCCGTTTTTCCATAGGACAACGTTTGAAGAAGAACAGCCTAGTTTTTGCGCAACCGGAGTCGGCTTCTCGCCGTTTCGCTCACACAGCATTTTGAAATTGTCATAAAACATAAATAGAGCCTCCGTAATTTGTGCAATACACCAAAAGTAATATTTTATTACTTTTGAACTTGAAAACTAATAAAATATGAGTTATTATATACCTGTACCCGGGAGGTACAACAAAGCGACAGTGCCGAGGGGCGGCACTGCTGGGGTGAAAGATAGACGGTAAAGCCTGATTTACTTGTTTATGTAGCACTTTCATCTTAGCACTAACGTCTCCGGCCTGTCAACACAAAACTCATGTTTATGAGGCATAAGGAGGAAAATTATGAATTTCAAACCGTGTTCCATTGAGGAAACCAAGAAAGCCGCAACCAAAGGCATTTATGCAGACTTCGTTGAGAGCTTCCGCGCGAGCGGCGCAGAATGCGCCAGAGTTGACGGTCTCACAGTAAGTACGGGCAGTGCGTATTCTTCGCTGAGTATGGCAGCCAGAAGGGCGGGCGACGTTCGCTGCATGATTCAGAAAGGCGTGATCTATTTGGCGCGTGTGGATGCGCTGGATAAGATGAGGGCGGCAGGATGCCAGCGGTAAAGATGGGGCGGGATAACACGTCTCGTAACCTGTCCCGGCTGATCTACGGGCGGGTCAAGGAGCGCGACGTGAAGCTGGACGATCTGCTGAAACCGGCGGGCGTCAGCAGCAAGACGACGCTCCGGAAGTGGATGAAGGATCCGCAGGATTACCAGATGAAGGGCGTGAAGGAGATCTGCAAGCGCCTGGGCATTACACGCGAGGAATTCTTCGCAGCATTTGATTATTAGGAGGTTTGCGTTATGAGAAACGCACTTGCGGTCGTGGAGACGACTGAGGAGCGCAGACAGCGCATCAATGAGGAATTGGAGCAGCAGCGGGCAATGGCCCGGATGATCAAGCGGCTGTGCCTGTGGATCGGTGGGGCGGCGGCTGCGCTGGCCGTGCTGGCCTGCGGGGCGGAGATGGTCAATGAGGCCGTCGTGACCGGCGCAATCGCGCTGGGAACAACGCTGTTCGGGCTGCTGTGATGGACATCAAGGAAAAGGCGCTGCTGATGACGCCATGCGAGGTCTGCGAGATGCTGGGCCAGAAGCGCGGATGCCGCTCGGAAGACGACTGCTATACCTGCGGCATTTACGCCGAGATCATGTTTGCGCAGTGGGACGTGACCTGCAGGCTTATCCGGGAGCGCGCGGGCAAAAAGAAATGACCCCTGCCGCGTTGCCGCGCGACAGAGGCCAAAATGAAAGGACATTATGTCGGCTTCTATTATAAGCCAGAAAGGAACCTATGTCAAGTTTAACGGATTCCCGCGTCCGGCACGGCGCAAAGGCCTGTGTCGAGGCGGTTCGGGCCGACTACCCGAAGTTCAACAAATGCCTGCTTTCGCAGTGCGAAGCGCCGGAGAAATACGGCGTTCAGCTCGTGCCGGAGGCTGCGGCCTCCATCAAGGCGCTGGACGCGCCGAAGAACCGCGCCGACCGGCGAAAGAAGACAAACCGGTATTACTTCCGCCTGACGGACGAGCAGGCGAAGAAGCTGGACAGGCTTCTGAAAAAGTTAGGCTATTCTACGGTTCAGAGCTTCTGTGAAGCGCTGATCCGCCAGGAGGTGAGCCGGAATGGCGTATGACGGCGAAAATCTGTACTTGAGCATTCCGGAGCCGGAGTACGAGCCGGAGTATGAGCCGGACGAGCCGGAGGACGAAGATCGTTATTTGTTCCCGCCGCTGTGGCTGGTGGGAAAGATGAAACAGGAGGAAGGATAAAATGGCAATCAAGAAACCCGCTGAACTAGATTTCAGCAACAAGAAATTCATGTGCATCATTTCCGGACAGCCCGGCCTTGGCAAGACAACGCTGGCCCTTTCGGCCCCGAAGCCGTTTCTGTTCGACACGGACAACGGCATTACCCGCGTCAGGCCAGAGCAGCGCGGCGTGACCTCTGTTGTGGAATCCTACGAAGAAATGCTTGGCGATATGGACTCCGACGAATACAAGGCAGCTGAATCCGTTGTAATCGATACCGGCGGCATGCTGGTGCAGCTGATGAAGGATTGGGCGAAGAAGCAAGACAGCAAGGCCGCAAAGGATGGCCGCTCGATGTACGGCGTGATTAAGTCTGAGTTTGACCGGCTGTGTTATCAGATCCGCGCAAAAGACCGGAAGCATTTGATCGTGGTGTTCCACACGACGGAACAGCAGAAGGGCGACACCATCCAGACGCGCCTTTCCTGCGAGGGCGGCGCAAAAGATATCGTCTGGACGCCTGCGGACTTCGGCGGCTACATGTTCATGATGGGCAACAAGCGCATGATCGGCTTTACACCGACAGACGAATACTTTGCAAAAGGCTGCTTCGGTGTGCGCGGCGTGATGCAGCTGCCGGAACTCAAGCCTGGCCAGAAGTCCACATTTTTGACGGATTTGTTCCGCAAAGCGCAAGAGGACATCAACGCACAGGCCGAGATCTATAGCGGCGAGAAAACCGCATATGACGTGGCGATGCAGGAAGGCCGTGCGTTCATTGCGCTTGTCGGAGATCCCGACACGGCGTTAAAGGCGCGGGAAGGGCTGGCAAAGATTCATCACGCTCTGACTAGCGCCGCCGAGCTTGGCGCAGAGTTCAAGCGCAAGTGCAAGAAACTCGGTCTGAAATACGATAAGGAGATAAAAGCCTATGTATTGGCTGACACAAAGCCTGCTGAGCAGCTGGAAGCACTTTCTTGATGCGGATGATGCGTATGCAGACGCGGCGCTGTCCTCCTTCCTCTCCACGCTTCGACGTGAAGAGAAGGAAACAACGCAGGCGATGCAGGCTGGCATTGACTTCGAGGCGGCGATCAACAGCACGGTTGCGGGCGTACCAATTGAGCCTGTCAGCGAGAAATACGACCGGGCGGTAGCAAAATTTTCCCGCATCTGCTCGGGAGGTCAGCCACAAGTGCCGGTCGCCGGGCGGCTGCATGTATCGGGCTTGGATTTCCAGTTATACGGCGTCTGCGACTATGTAAAGGCTGGTGTGATCTACGATATCAAGCGCGTGAAGCGGTACGAATACGGCAAGCACCTGCACAGCCCGCAGCATCCGATGTATCTGCATCTGCTGCCAGGCGCGTCAAAATTTACATACCTGATCTTCGACGGCGCGAACACTTACGCGGAGACGTACCGGCGCGGCGATTTTGAGCCTATCGAGGATACGATTTCATGCTTTATCAACTGGCTTTTGGCAAACGGTTATATCAACGATTATTTTACACATTGGGAAATGAACACTGAAAGGATGGACAAGATAGATGGGATTCAAAGCTGTTAAAAACGACGGCGATCTGATGAAGGCTGGCGATTATGAGTGCTATTTGAAATCGTGCGGCTACAGCGTAACGAAGAACGGAAACGAATGCATCAAGTTCGATTTCGTTGTCCGTGAGGACGTCGAGCAGGAATACCAGAAGAAGCACATCTTCAAGAACTTCTGGCCTGACCGCGACACCGGGGAGTACGACGCCGACAAGATTGGCAAATATGCAAACGCGCTTGGCATTGAGCCGGGCACCGATTTTGAACTTGACGATCTGGTAGGCCGCAACTGCATTTTGCACATGGAGCCGTTTGAGGGCAATGACGGGGTGACGCGCGACTGTATCCGGTATCTCAAGCCTAGCAAGGCAGAGCCCTTTGTAACGTCTGCACCGGCCAGCGCAGAGGAGTTCAAACAGCTTGACGAAAGCGACGACGACCTGCCGTTCTGAGGGCTGAAACATGCCGAACAGAATTATTCGGGAAAGCATCTGCACAAGCGATAGCGTCGACAAACTCTCGTGGTTTGAAGAAGTTCTGTTTTATCGGCTCATTGTAAACTGTGATGATTTCGGACGCTTTGACGGGAGAGCGGCGGTAGTGAAAAACCGCCTCTTCCCGCTGAAAGAAAACCTCACGCTCAAAACTGTAGAAAATGCTCTTCATGGGCTGGCGAGTGCTGGATTGATTGCTCTGTATGTGTTTGAGGGCAAGCGCTTCCTTTACCTACCAACATGGGGCAAGTATCAGACGCAGCGTGCGAAGGTAAGCAAATTCCCGTCGCCTGATGACGGGAAACAAGCGGACGAAATCATTTGCAAGCAAATGCGTGCAGATGTTCCCGTATTCGAGAATCGAGAATCGAGAATCGAATTCGCTATTCGAGATGCGGAAGATAGCGCGGAGCCGCAAGCGGCATCCACGCCGCCAGCAATCTCTCTGCCGCTGAATGATGGAACGGGATATTCCGTTTCCGTGGAGCAATGCCAGGAATGGGCGGGCTTGTACCCTGCTGTCGACGTGATACAGCAGCTGCGGAACATGAGGGGCTGGTTGGATGCCAATCCGGCCAAACGGAAAACAAAGCGCGGGATCAATGCGTTTATTGTCCGCTGGCTGGCGAAGGAGCAGGACAAGGGCGGAACACAGCCTGCACAGTACAGCCGCGCTGCAAAGCCCGGCTACGGTGTGCAGGGGCACCATGACCCGCTGAATCCGCTGGAAGAGGCTGCTGTCAACCGGCTGTTCGAGAAACCGCCGAAGGGCGCGGAGAAAATGCGGCACGGCGTGCAGAACCACGGAGACGACCTGACGGCGTTCCAGATGGCAGCGGTCGAACGGATGCTTGCGGAAAACGAGGAGGATAAGACATGAAAATGCTGAAAAAACTGGCAGGGGCACTGGCAGCGCGCTATGTCTGCCAGAACTGCGAGAAGGAAAAAGAACGAAGGGCCGTGGCTCACAACGCCACGAAATGCCTGGAGCGCAACACTCTTTTGGCCGAAAGCAATCAGGCCGCGTCCATCGAGATCCACCGCCTCGAAAAAGCGCTGGTGAAAGCAGAGCTGGAACGCGATGTTGCACGGGAAATGCTGATCGAGAGAAGCACGCCGGACACCCGGCCGGGGGCGCTGGTATGAGGTTTGTGTGTGACGCCTGCCAGGATATCACGAACATCGAGGCAGACCGAATGGAGATCCAGGGCGACAAGCTGATGGTGTACAGCCGCGGGCGGTTGGTCTACGTTGCGGATCTCGGCCAGATCATGCTGGCGAAGCTTACGCCGACGGGGAAGGAAACAAAATGCTGACGCATCTGAGCCTGTTTTCCGGGATCGGCGGGCTGGATCTGGCTGCCGAGTGGGCAGGATTTACGACCGTCGGGCAGTGTGAGTTTGCCGACTACCCGACGAAGGTGCTGGAAAAGCACTGGCCGGACGTGCCGCGCTGGCGCGACGTCCGGACGCTGACAAAGGAGAGTTTTTATGAGAGGACAGGCCTACGAACAGTTGACGTTATTTCCGGCGGATTCCCATGCCAGCCCTTCTCCGTGGCTGGAAAGCAAAAGGGCAAAGGGGATGATCGATACCTCTGGCCGGAGATGCTCCGAGTTATCACCGAGCTGCGCCCGCGTTGCGTTGTCGGTGAGAACGTACCTGGAATCATCAAGATTGCCGCCGGGCAGGTGGTCAAGGATCTGGAGCGTGCTGGCTATCACGTCGTCGTGTTTAATTTTGAGGCTGCGGCTGTCGGAGCGTGGCACAGACGATCAAGGGTATTCTTCACCGGCCTCGCAGATGTGGCCGACGCCGACGGCTCGGGACTGCAAGGGCGCAAACAGTCTGAAACACTTGACGCAGCCGAAGACGCCGGGGAACAACCATCACGTGCGCCAGCTGGCGAATGCAGTGAAGCTGTTTGCAACACCGTGTGCGCGGGATTACCGGACAGGGCAGCGGAAGCGGTACGAAAATCCGGCCCGCACGTGCAACCTCAACGATCAGATTGGTGGGCAGCTGAACCCGACGTGGGTCGAGTGGCTCATGGGATTCCCGCCAGGGTGGACAGACTTAAATGCCTCGGGAACGCCGTAGTGCCGCAGCAGGCATACCCGATTTTTAAGGCATTGATGGAGGAAATTTTGAAAGGAGACAAGCATGAGTAAAGCTGTTTTGATCAGCATTCGCCCGGAGTGGTGCGAGAAGATCATCAACGGGCGGAAGACCATTGAGGTGCGCAAGACGCGCCCGAAGATGGATACGCCGTTTAAGTGCTACATCTACTGCACGCAGAACGCTGATATGCTTTGGATTTTGAAGGAAAGGGAACGGTCTCTCCATCCTGATAAAATAGCGGATGTTTTCAAGGCTGCTAAATGCGGCGGAGCATATCGGGGGAATGGCAAGATCATTGGCGAGTTCGTATGCGACGACATTTTTGAAAGGATCGTCAGAGTAGGAGCAATCTGTGAACCGCCGAAATATTGCATCTGCGATTGGAACGGAGAAGTATCTGGACGGCGGCGTCGGCTACGGATGGCACATTTCCAACCTCAGAATTTACGATCACCCGCGCGATCTGTGGGAGTTTACCGGCCTGCGGGAGACAAAATTCGGGTGGGCACCAGGACCGATTACCCGCCCGCCGCAGAGCTGGCGGTATGTGGAGGAAGAGATATGGAACGACTGACAAGTCCTAATATCAATGTAGACCCGGGCACCGATCGATTTCTGCACGCCACGATCGGCGGCAAGGAAATCGACTGGAAGCAGAGCCGGGACAGCACGCTCAACGTGATGATCAACGGCCCAACGAGCAACGGCTTTGGCAAGGATATTTTCCGCAAGATGGCCCGCGATCTGTACGGGCGGCTGAAAGCCTACGAGGACACGGGGCTTGAACCGGAAGCAGTGGAAACGGTTAAGCTTGCGCTATGTGCAAAGCACATAGTTGATCTCGAAACGCTCAACAATACGCCAATCAGCAGGCTTGTAGAGCTTGCCGAGGCCGACAAGGACGGGCGCGTGGTGGTGCTGCCGTGCAAGGGATATTCTAGCATTGATATTGCGCGGGACGGAGTTTCTTACAGACCGGATCACTGGAATATCTACTTGACGGCGCATGCGCATGGACAGAATACGCCGAGCGGGCTGAAAGTGGGGCTTTTTGACATTGGAGAGGTCGAGCGGGCTTTGCAGGAAATGGAGGGCAAGAAGGATGGCTGAACTGAAACCGTGCCCGTTCTGTGGCGGTGAAATTAGCCTTGTTCTGTGCGATGACGAAGGAAATCTGCATGATGAGTCATATAGAGAACGTCCCTATAGTGGGCTTGGCTTTATGCTTCACCATGATCACGAGGACAACCCGGAATGCCCGATTGCAAGCTATGAGTGCGATGGCGGGATTTTGGGTGGTGTGTATATTTACGACACGGAAGAACAAGCCGTTGAGGCATGGAACAGGAGGGTAAATGATGGCTATTTATATCAAACTTGATGATGCGGTAGAGGCATTTAAGAAAGCTGAAGCAGATGATATTGAGCGGTACGGGTGTCATATTATTGATTGTTTCCCAGCAGAAAGCGCCATTGATATTATCTGCAAATGTCATAAATATTTAATTGACAATGAGGCGAAATAATGGCTGAATACATCGAGAGAGAAGCATTCAAGCAAAAATATCTGTGCTGCGGATATTTGCCGGAAATGTCAGAAAAGGAATTTGACGAATTTCCCGCCGCCGACGTTGCGGAGGTGGTGCGGTCGGTTTGCGCGCGGTAGTGCGAAAGGAGGAAAACTGATGCAAGATTGCTGTTTGACCTGCAGGAATCTGGAATACAGGAAGAACTACGTGTACCCGTACCGATGCTTGAAGCACAAGGCGGATCGGTTCTCCGAGAAAGACCTGGAGCACATGTGCTTTTCCGGTGAGAAATGCAGAGATTTCGAAAGCAGGTTCCGGTTTGAGGAAAGAAGCCTTAAGGATATTTTAGGAGGAGGCACAAATGAACAAACCAACGAATGCGGTTGAGATGCGGGAGCTGCTGCTGGATTACATTGACGCGCTGCTCTTGGGCGGGATCCCGAAAGTGGAGCTTGACCCGCCGAAGGAGGAAGCGGACATCGAAAAAACGGCTGTGGAGCTGGCGGAGCTGGCAAAGAAGGTGGAGAGCCTGCACACGGATGAATACCGGCTGCTGCTGGATGGCATATCCATCCTGTACGGCGAAAACCGGGGAACTGCGACGGAGCGCTGCTATGCGCTGTTCTGGCAGGTGCAGCAGATGCAGTCTGTTTCCGGGCAGCTTGAAAAATGCTTTGGGATGCTGCGGATGCTGGACTATGTGACAAATAAGACCAGGATGAGTCTTTGGCCTTCTGCTGCACTCGGAATTTAGGAGGGCAACATGAACACTAAAATTTTGAAAATCAAGGGCGATTGGCAGGAGGTCGTGGACACCTGCCGCGCCACTTCCGGAAAAGGGCCGCTCGGGCATGATCCAAGCAAGGAGTTCAAGCGGCGGATCCTGATCGCTGAGCACTCGCCCATCCGCCGGATCTCGGTATCGTGGATATGGGAGGGGGTCAAAAGCTGGATCGCTACGCACTGGAGCCGCCATAAGTGGGAATGCTTCATTTCCACGCAGCGGACAGATCGGACAGGCACACCGCGGGACAAGCTGCCGCAGGATGCGCCGGTGATCTTCGTGGGTGAGGCAAATGTGCAAGCTCTGATCGACACCATGCGCAAACGTTTGTGCTGCCAGGCGGACCGCGAGACACGGGCGTACGCCTCGGACCTCAAAGCAACATTGCATATCAAGCAGCCGGAGATCTCCGATGTGCTTGTGCCGAACTGTGTATATCGCTGCGGCTGCCCGGAATTGGAATCGTGTGACCTTTTTAAAACATGGCAGATGAGCTGCGCGGATATCGCAAGCACGGATATCCAGAAACGGTATGATGCGTACAATACGATATTCTGGGCGGTGAGAGGGGAGGTATTCGATGGGCGTGATTCTTGCGATTGATCCCGGCAATATTCAATCCGGCTATGTAATCGTAGAGCACGACGGCGAGGAGATCCGCCGCGTGCTGGATGCCGGGAAGATCGAGAACTGCAAAATGCTGCGGCTGCTGGAGCAGAAACTTCGGTGGAACTGTCAGCAAGTTGTAATCGAAATGATAGCCGGTATGGGCATGACAGTCGGGCAGGAAGTGTTCGACACCTGTGTCTGGATCGGCCGGTTCTGGCAAATCGTGCTGTGGGAAACAGGCTATGAGCCGACGCGGATATTCCGCCGGGAAGAAAAACTTGATCTGTGCGGTTCACTATCGGCCAAAGATGCAAACATCCGGCAGGCCCTCGTCGACCGCTACGCGCCCGGCCAGCCGAACTTCGGAAAGGGGACAAAGAAGGATCCCGGTTTCTTCTACGGGTTCTCGGCGGATATGTGGGCGGCTATGGCCGTTTCGGTCACATATTTTGACAAGTACATCAAGGGGGTAAAGCTGTAATGGCAAATATCACGGCGGCCTGTCCGGTTTGCGGGAAGGTGTTTACCCGGCCCTGCAAGCCGCGCGCGGATGGCCGGTATCTTTGCAGTCGGGCGTGTGCCGGTGAATGGCGCAAGTTGCATCCCATCTGCACGGGCAAGCGGCGAGATCGCGCGTGGGATGAAGTACGAGTCCAGATCACGTCAATCATTCCGGTCTATCCCGCCATGCGCCCGCGCATGGGCGAAGTGTACGACGCGGAAAAATATGAATACGTCAGCAGCATGCCCGGCTATGTTGTGCGCGTCGGTGACAAGCGGGTCTGCGTGAGGGTGGACGAATGCAGGGAGATTTAAGAATCAGCCCATATTCCGCTCCGTGCGGCAGCTGCCCCGAGAAAGGCTGCGGGGCAAAGCATGCCACGTGCGAGGCATACATAGCGTATCGCAAGGCTGCGGACGAGTACAACAAAAGCAAGGTAGAGCGCATAGAGCGCGGGATGGAAACAATCGGAAGGTCCGCCAGAGCGCGGACATACGATCGGGCAAAACGCGAAGGGAGGGTACACTATTGATGGATAAATATTGGGGTAAAGCGAAGGACGGGCGGTATATTTGCCCCGTGTGTAATGAGAAGTTTGACGAGGATCTGCTTTCAACTGGTAAATGCCCAAATTGTGGATTCCACGAGCAAGGCGGCCTAAAGCCCAAAATCAAGGGCGCGAAGTACGATGATGGAAAGCCGAGGCCGTCGCTTGTACCGGTGGAGGCTATCGAGGCGATCATGCAGGTGCGGGAGTTTGGCAAGGCAAAATACGCCGACGCGGAGGACTGGCGCAAGGTACCGCGTGAGAAGTGGCTGGACGCCCTTCTACGCCACGTTCTGCATATCTGGGATAATCCGCTGGCGCTCGACTATGAGAGCGGCTTACCGGCTCTGTGGCATGTTATAACTAATGCTGCGTTTCTGTGCGCGGCGTACAAAGATGATATCGATGAATTTTATGCTTACGCAGAGGAGTGGAATGAAGCAGCGGGTGAGCGGTGGGAAAAGATGGTGCAAAGCGCATTAAACAATCCAATAGCGAAGGATATTCACGTCGACTGGGTCTGGACAGGGCCAGGGCCCGACCCGCGCGGGGAAGAAGGAGATCTTGGGCCTGGTGTTACAAAGGAGGCAGAACAGTGAGCAAAATCTACAATTGTGACTTGTGTATGCACAAAGAGGTTTGCGATCTATGGGCACGAAAAATAGCCAACAGCGATCCAAAGACCAAGCCGGACGACGGTGACGATTTTGTATCGTGCTCGTCCGTATCGTATGGATGCCGACATTTTGATAGCAAGCGCCGATATATCTGCATTAGCGATGTAAAGGACCCCGGCCCAGATTCGCCGGGGCCGGACTGGCTGAAATTTCAAATAAAAAAGACGATACTGGAAGAAATGGAGTATATGCGGCGGGGCTTATATATGCAGGAAGAACAGTTAAAAGTGTTGCGCGTAAAGCTTTACAAGCACTTAAAGGAGGCGAAGCAATGCGGGGACGCGAGCGGACGCGGCAACGACTGAGAACGGAACTGCACCGACGAAATATAAAAATCAACCAACTGCCGGAGTACATACAGTACTCCGGCAAGACGTGCTATAATTACCTTTCCGGCAATGTTGCAATGTCGCAGGAGTTTGCAAAAGCTGTGCAGCGTGCGCTGGATGAATGGGACAATAAGAGAAGCGCCCGGCCTTGAGTGGCTGGGCGCTTTCGTTTATTCTCCGCGCATGATGGCCTTGATGGCCTGCGCGGCGGAATAGCCGTTCACCAAAAAAGCATCAATGCGATCTAGCAAGTCCTTGTCGTCATCGTAGCGGAATGCAACGCTGTATTGCTTGTACGTCTTCGCGTTGTATCTGGCTTTTACGGCTGTGCTTGTGTGTGTCTTCCTCTTTGGCTTCTGTCCTTCTGGCATGGCGTGTCCTCCTGTCAGCGCTCCCACGCGGATTTTGCAATGTCCTTGACGGCAATAATGCCGGGGTGGGCTTTCCGCTCTGCTTCATAAGCCGCAAAAGCAGCGTATCGCTCCGCGCCGGGGTAGGTGGTGCGCTGTACTTCTTCCGGCTTGATTGTAGCATCTTCAAAAACCTTCGTCAACGTCAAATCGTAATATACGCGGTTTTCGGTGTAGCTGCGGCGGCGCGTCAGCTTCAGCTCGTAGTGCCACGGCGCGATGCTCAAAAGCTGCACGCGTGCATAAAGCTGCGCCTGGTATTCCTGCATCTGCCTGATGGTCTCTTGCGCCTCTGCAATATAAATACGTCCTTTCTTAAATCGTCATGGGTTTTTGTTTGGGCTTGCCGCTTCGGTGTTCCAGCACCGAGGCGGCTTCTTTGTTTGTGGCTTCATGATAGCACATACTAATCAGTATGTCAAGCATTATTTTCAAGAAATTTTCTTCCCTGCGTGTCAAGGCCTTTATTTCTCTATTTCGAAACGCCGATTCGCCCTGTAATATCAAGGGCTTCCGGCGTTTTCGTTGTAGAGAAGAATTTCTCTATCATTCAATTTTGCTGTTATGCTTGCGCTAGCAGCGCAGCTGCAAGCCAGCTTGCAAGCGTGCGCAGGCGACGCGCAAGCGCAATTTTAACGCTCTTGGAGGTGGCACCGTGGCGAAGGGCGAGCGGGGAAAGCGGATCAATATTGAGCAGAAAGCCGCCGTCATTGCCGAGTATGCCAACAGCGGAACGATCACAGATGCTGCAAAAGCAGGCGGCGTGTCTTGGGAAACGGCGCGGAAGCTCATTAACAACAATATGGATGTCGCTGAAGCGGTAAAAAAGACCGCCGAGGAGCGCATGAAAGAGTTCGCGGACAGCCGCCTGGACAAGGTACAGTCTGCTATTGATATTGTATTGGACGATCTTCCAGAGAAGCTGCAAAAGAGCAATGCGCTCCAAGCTGCAACGGTTCTTGGCATTCTGATGGATAAGTTTGGAGGCCAAAAGGACTTCAACGGCAATGCTGTACAAGTAAATGTAACATTTGGAAATAAGGCCGGAGACATGGACGCTTTCAAGTGAACGCCACCAAATACTCATTTTGTGGCGTTCGTTTTCTGTAAGAAGTTCGGATAACTACTTGAATTACGTAGACATCAGAACTATATGCAGATATACATGCATGCCGCGTATATTATGCAGTGCATAAGCAGGGCAGAGGCATGCATAAAACTATGTGCTGCGCGCCTGGGCTGCGCGTGTGTACATCAGTAAGCCCAGGCTGCAGGCCATTAAGGCCCCGCGCTGCGCGTGTGTACAGCCGTGTGTGTGCACCCCTCCACCAAATCAAGAGAGGCATAGGGGAGGGTGGCGGAAAAACACCCGGGGGGTTTCATACTAGTATATATATAATATCCCATCCACGTGTGCATCCCATCCCAAAGAGGGTACCTACAAAACTGACGGCACCCTTCTGAAACATGCCTCTGAAAAATTTCAAAAACCAGACAAAAAGACCGTGCTGTGTTGGTCTTGCCTGTCTTCTGCAGGCAGGTGAATCCTCCTTGTTTCATCTTTCTTCCCTTCATCTTGTTCTGTCGGGTGCCAGGAACACCCGGCAGGCAAGACGAGCACAGCACAGAGGTACTGCATGGGCAAGCAATCGTACAAGCGAACAGCGCCGGGCGAGACGGTAAAGATCGACCTCGGCAAGCCGAACAGCGAGCCGCAGCGCCAGTTCTTTGCCTCGACGGTGAAGTACACCTGCTACGGCGGTGCGCGAGGCGGCGGCAAGAGCTGGTGCACGCAGAGAAAGCCGGTCGGTGCCTGTCTGTATTATCCGGGATTGAAGATCCTGATCCTTAGACGACGGTACGAGGATCTGGAGAACAGCGTCATAGATCCGATTGTCAAGCTGGTTCCGGAGACCGTTGCCGTGTATAACGTGCAGAAGCACCTTCTGTCGTTCAAAAACGGCTCGACCATCAAATTCGGCAACATGGACGGCTTCGGTTCTGCAGTTGCCGGTAAGTATCAGGGTCAAGAATACGACTGGATCTTCATTGAGGAAGCGACGCAGTTCACGGAGCAGGAGTTCCGCGGGATCGCGGCCTGCTGCCGAGGCGCGACGCCGTTTCCGAAGCGGATGTACCTGACGTGCAACCCGGGCGGCATCGGGCACCAGTGGGTGAAGCGTCTGTTCGTCAAGCGTGACTTCCTGCCGAACGAGAACCCGGACGATTATCTGTTCATCAAAGCGACGGTCGAAGACAACGTCGACCTGTTGGAAGGATCTCCTGACTATGTCAATGCGCTGGACCTTCTGCCGGAGGATGTGCGCAGGGCGCACCGGTACGGCGACTGGGATGCGCTGTCCGGCGGCTTCTTCCCGGAGTTCCGGCGCGGGGTGCATACCTTCCCGGAAGATTTCCCGATCGACCCGCGCTGGGCGAAATACCGGGCGTTCGACTACGGTCTCGATATGTTTGCCTGCCTGTGGATCGCGGTTGACTTTTCCGGGCGCTGCTATGTGTACAGGCAGTACAACGAATCCAAGCTCATTGTCTCCGAGGCGGCGAGTGCGGCGATCTCGCTGACGCCCGCACGGGAGCGCATCGAATATACCATTGCCCCGCCGGATATGTGGTCGACGCAGAAAGACACCGGCAAGACGATGGCGCAGATCTTCAGCGAATGTGGGCTGCCGGTCCTGAAAGCGGCAAACAACCGCGTGCAGGGCTTCATGTCGGTCAAGGAAATGCTGAAGCCGCTGCCAGACGGGAAACCTGGGCTGATGATCTGCGAGAGCTGTAAGAGCCTGATCGACGATATTCAGGCCATCCAGCATGATGAGAAGAACCCGAACGACTGCGCCAAGCAGCCGCACGAACTGACACACGACGTCGACGCCTTGCGCTACTTCTGCGTGATGCGGACGCTCAAACCGGAGAAGCCGGTCGAGGTGGACGACTACGAGGAAGACCAGCTGGACAACTACGACGAATATATGACCGGAGGCGCGCCGAGCGCTTCTTATATCGGCTATTAACCTATTTACCTACAAGAATACACGGGAGATATGTTTATGAACACGACGACTGCCGCATGGGTGTTTGCCCGCGCGATCCACCTGATGGACGAGCAGAACGAGTCAACCGGCGAGACCTCCACCGCGGACACCGCCGAGTATAAGCTCCGGACGCTGTCTATCCTCAACATCCTGCGGCACGAGCTGTTCCCTTATTCCGACACCTACGAGGCGCAGGACGACGGCACGCGGGATATCTGCAGGGAGATCACGAACTTCACGGACGTCATCGACCTGGACGACGTGCTTGCGCAGGGCATCATGCCCTACGGCCTCGCGGCACACCTGCTGCTGGGGGAAAACGACTCGATGGCGGAGTTCTTCAACGCCAAGTATTCCGAGCTGATCCAGACGCTGGCCGCGAAGAAGGCTTCGAAGTGGGAGGACATCACGCCGTACTACGGCGGACTGCGCTGCTGATTATGTAAACAAACGGCCTACCATAGCCGTTGAATTGGCCTACCAGAGCCAAATACAGGAGGACATTGCATGAACGAGAACGAAACCGAAGTTGTTGTGGATGACGACAACTACGACGTGGATCTGAGCGAATACGAAACTCTGACAGAAGACGACGGCGACGGCAACCAGACCGAGCCGACCGAGACGGAAGAGACTTCGCAGGAGCAGGAATCTACGCAGGGCGAGGACGAGCAGGCGCACGAGGACACGGCCGCTGACGAGCAGCCCGGCACCGAGGAACCGATGTTCGACCTCAAGTACAACAAGGAGACCAAGCAGTACACCCGGCAGCAGGTCACGGAGCTTGCCCAGAAGGGCCTGAACTATGACCGCGTTACGGAGCAGCGCGACCGTCTGCAGCAGGAGAATGCAGACCTTGCCAAGTTCCGTGATGAAAATTCTGCCATTCTCGACACGCTGCGCGCGGCGGCGGAAGCATCCGGAAAGAGCGTTCCGGAGTATCTGACTTCCATCCGCACGAATCTTCTCGTCGCGCAGGGTATCAGCCCGGAGACGGCACGAGAGCGCATTTTGCGCGAGGACGCCGAGCAGCGGCTCCATTCGCAGCAGAAGGCCGAGGAGGCCGAGGCCAACAGCAAACGCGACGCCGAGCAGCGGCAGAAGGACGATATCGCCCGGTTCCAGAAGAAGTACAAGGACGTCGACCCCAAGACCATCCCGCAGGAAGTGTGGGAGGCGGTCCGCGGCGGCGAGCTTCTGACGGATGCCTACGGAGACTATCAGCGCCGGGATCTGGAACGACAGCTCAGGGAGGCCAACGAGAAGTTGGCGATCCGGGCCAAAAACGAAAGCAACAGACAAAAATCGCTGGGAAGCCTGCAGTCTACGAAGCAGGAGACCGGCAAAGACCCGTTCCTGGAGGGCTTCCTTAGCGACGACTAAATAGGAGGTCTACATATGGCAGGAGTTATCAATCTTGCAGACAAGTATTCCAGTCAGGTACTGGAGAGATTTTTTCAGGACAGCTATACGCAGGGTTCGTTCAGCAAGAAATTTGACGGCGAATTTATCGGCGTAAAGTCTGTCCGATTCCACGAGGTCGGTACCGTTCCGCTCGTTGACTACAACCGCAGAGGCAACGGCAACCGGTACGGTGTTCCGAAGGATCTGACCGACGTGGAATACGAGCTCCCGATGGAGAGGGATCGTTCGTTCTCCTTTGTCATCGACAAGGGCGATATGAAGGAGCAGATGGGCATCAAGAAGTCCGGCGAATGCCTGCGCCGCGAGATGCGCGAGGTCGTGACCCCGGAAATCGACAATTACCGCATGGATAAGTGGGCGGAAAAGGCCGGTCTGCACGTTGCTCTTTCGGCGGAACCGTCCAAGACTACGATTGTCGAGAACATGCTTGACGCGAACGTCGCGCTGGACGAGCACAACGTTCCTGCAGAGGGCCGCACGTTCTACATCAATCCGAAGTATTACAAGTTCATCAAGCTTGCTTCCGAGTGGAACAACATTGAGCCGCTGGCTGCGAAAGCGCTCGGCAAGGGCATTGTCGGCGAATTTGACGGCGTTCCCGTCAAGAAGATCGCAAGAATGCCCGCCAACGTGTACTTCATGCTGGTGTTCAAGAACGCCGCGATTTCCCCTGTGAAACTGCATGAGTACAAAATGCACACCGACCCGCAGGGCTACAGCGGCGCGCTTGTGGAAGGTCGTTTCCTGTACGACGCATTCGTTATGCCGACGATGGCAAACGGCATCTATGTTGCCTGCGCGGCTGGCAAGGTCTGCACGAAGCCGACGATCGCGGTTTCCAGCCACACCGTCACGCTGACGGCTGGCACTGGCGAGACGATCAAGTACACGCTGGACGGCTCCGACCCGCGTTTCTCCAAGACTGCGATCGAGTATGATTCCTCGACCAAGCCGACTTCTGCGGCGGGCGATACGATCCGCGCAGCGGCTTTCAAGTCCGGCATGTTCTGGTCTGATATGGCCGAAGCGGTCGACGCGTAAGCAAAACATAGGGCGTACAGCGATGTACGCCCTATTCCTTTTGAAGGAGCAAACACTATGGCGACAATTTCCACCAAAGATGACAGCAAGGTCTTTACTATCAAGAAGTTTCTCGGGCTGAACGAGTCCAACGACGGCGATACGCAGCTGAAATTGGGCGAGGCGTCAGTCCTTAAGAACTTCGAGATCACAAACGAATATCATCTGCGCGTCAGACCGGGTTATAACACCCTGCACGCCTTTACCGGCGCTGTCCGCGGCATGTGGCATGGCTACGTTGCCGGTGGCGAGGTGACGGTCTGTGCGGCTGACGGCGCAGTTTGGAATATGACGGAAGACGGAGCGGAGAACATCGGCGATATCCTTGACGCCCCGACAACGTTTTTCGGCTTCGGCGATAAGCTCTACATCCTGAACGGCTCCGAGTATCTGGTCTGGGACGGCATCGGCTACGTCGAGACCGTCGGCGGCTATGTCCCCGTCATCGTGACGGCGTCTGCGCCGGGCGGCGGCGGGACGACGCTGGAACCGGTGAACATGCTGACCGGCAAGCGCCGCGTGCGGTTCTCCGCCGACGGCACGGCGAAGGTCTACCAGCTGCCGGAGAAGAATGTCACGAGCATTGATTTTGTGTTCGTGGAGAAAGCCGAGGTGACGACGGGATTCACGGTCGACAAAGCGGCCGGGACCGTCACCTTCACCGAGGCCCCGGCGCAGGGCAGCAACAACGTCGAGGTCTTCTATAACGTGGCAAACACGCTGCGCGCGAAGATCGAGAAGATGCGATTCAGCGAATTTTTCAACGGCGCATCGGACACGCGCGTGTTCCTGTACGGCGACGGCAGCAACAAGGCGTACTACTGCGGCGTGACAGAGACGGGCGAGGCAAGCGCCGAGTATTTCCCGGATCTGTACGAGGTGCAGATCGGCACGGCAAACACGCCCATCACTGCCATGTCCCGGCACTACTCGAAGCTGCTGGTCTTCAAGCCGGAGGCGGTCTATGCCACCAGCTATTCGGCTATCACGCTTGAGGACGGCAGCACGACGGCAGGCTTTTACACGGTGCCCATCCACCGGGAGATCGGCAACGAAGCGCCCGGGCAGGTGCAGCTGGTCAACAACTATCCGCGCTCGATCTGCGCGGGCAACGTGTTTGAATGGCGGCTGGCGACGACGCTGTACGCCGACGAGCGCAACGCGAAAAACATCTCCGCCCGCGTGCAGCAGACCATGAACAGCGCGGACGTGTCGAAGATCTTCGCCTTCGACAACAATATGACGCACGAATACTTCCTGTTTCTGAACGACGCGGAGGGGACCGTGCTGGTCAACAACTACGAGACGAACGTCTGGTACATGTTCACGGGCCTCCCGGCGACCTGCGCGTGCGCGGACGGAATGGCAATGTATCTGGGCTTCTCCGACGGGCGGCTGGTCGACTTCGACCATATGCACACGTCGGACGACGGCGTGGCGATCGAATCCCGGTATGAATCCGGGAACATGTCGTTCAACGCCGACTACAAGCGCAAGACCAGCTCCATCATCTGGGTCTCGATGAAGCCTGCGACGAATGCGCGGATCCTGATCTCCGCCCGGTCGGACAAAAAGAGCGACTACGCGGAGAAGGAAGTGGCATCGAGCCTGTCCGGCTTCGATCACGTGAATTTCATTCACTGGTCTTTCCTGACGAACCGCGCACCGCAGATCGAGCGGATCAAGCTGAAGGTGAAGAAATTCGTCTATTACAAGATCGTCATTACAAGCGGCTCGACCTTCGGCGACGTGACCGTGCTCGGCATCGACCAGAAGGTCCGCTACACCGGAAATGTGAAATAGGAGGGTGCTATGGAAACGATTCTTGGACTGATTCTGCAGCTGCTGATTTTGGGCTGCCAGATCGCGGTCTGTATTCTCGGCTATGTGCTCGTCACGCGCGGCACGGCCCCGCAGAAGGAGCGGGAGCCGGAAGCGACGGAGTCCGCGCTTGGGGCGACGGACTCGGCGCTGGCCGAGGAAGAACGCCGGATGCAGGAGCAGATGAAGCGCATGATGGACGGCATGAACAATATTCTGGGCTATGACGGCCATCCGCAGGGTGACAGAGAATGAAAGAGAAAATGACGCCGGAAAAGGCGTACCGCAGATATGACCGGGGCGTACAGGTCAACACGCAGCTGAATTTGTACGACACGGTGCAGAAAAACGAAAACTTCTTCATCGGCAAGCAGTGGGAGGGCGTGGAGAGTAACGGACTGCCGACGCCGGTCTTTAACTTCCTCAAGCGCGTCGCGCTGTTCCAGATCGCGACGATCTCGAGCGACAACCTCTCCATGCAGGCTTCGCCGCTCGGCTCGACCAGTATGTATTCGCTCGGCGATCTTGAGAAGGTCGCCGACGTTATGAATAAGCAGTTTGCGGCTATTTTTGAGCGGAACAAGGTTGTGACGTTGACGCGCCAGTTCATGCGCAACGCGGCGGTCGACGGCGACGGCGCGACCTACACCTATTTTGACCCGGACATCGAGACCGGGCAGGAGGCGAAGGGCGATATCGTCACCGAGATCATCGAGAACACGCGCGTGATCTTCGGCAACCCGAACGACCGGCGCGTGCAGACGCAGCCCTATATCATCATCCCCCGCCGCCTCATGGTGGACGAGGTCAAGCGCCTTGCCAAGCGCAACGGCGTCAAGAAAGACGATATCGACCGCATCCGCCCGGACACGGAAGACTACAACAACCAGATGGACACCCTGCAGGATAAGCTCTGCACCCTCATCGTCTACCTCTGGAAGGACGACGAGACCGGCACCATCCACAGCTTCCAGTGCACCAAAGACGTGGAGATCGAGAAGGAGAAGGACACGGGCCTGAAGCTCTACCCGATCACGTGGATGCCGTGGGACTACGTGCAGGACTGCTACCACGGGCAGGCGCTCATTGCCGAGCTGATCCCGAACCAGATCTTCGTCAATAAGCTGTTCGCCATGTCGATGCTGTCGCTCATGACCACGGCGTTCCCGAAGATCGTCTACGATAAGACGCGCGTGCCGCGCTGGGACAGCCGCGTCGGCGCGGCCATCGGCATCAACGGCGGCGACGTCAACAATGTCGCGAAGATCCTTGACCCGGCGACGATCTCGCCGCAGGTCTCGCAGTTCATCGACTCTGCCATCAACTACACGCAGAACTTCATGGGCGCGTCTGACGCGGCCCTCGGCGATACCCGGCCGGACAACACGTCCGCCATCGTGGCCCTGCAGCGCGCGTCCAACGCGCCTTTGGAGCTGGTGAAGCTCAACATGTACGAATCCATTGAAGACCTCGGCCGCATCTACCTCGACCACATGCGCGTGTACTACGGCACGCGGTATGTGCAGGTGAAGATGCTGACGAAGGACCAGCTCAATTCGCAGCCGCTCGGCATGACGCTGCCGGAGCAGGATTTCAATACGCCCTTCGATTTCGACATTCTCAACCGCATCCCGCTTTCTTTGAAGCTCGACGTCGGCGCGTCGGCCTACTGGTCGGAGATCACGACGGTGCAGACGCTCGACAATCTGCTGATGCAGGGCAAGATCGAGCTGGTCGACTACCTCGAGCGTATCCCGGAGGGCTATGTCTCCAAGCGGCAGGAGCTGATCGACAAGCTGAAAGGCAATCAGGCCATGTCGCAGATGAATCAGGGCGCGACGAGCGGGAACCTCGTGCCCGAGGTCCCGCAGGCCGGGCAGATCCCGGTCAACGGCGGCAGCGGCTACGGCGAGCTGCAAAGGGCGCTCAACGAAACGGGGGTGGCATAAATGAGCATTCCGACACTCGAGACCGATCTCAGCATCATCCAGAAGCTGGACGACTATCCGAACGACATCGGCGGGCTTTCCGCCGCGCAGCTGAAAGCGAAGTTCGACGAGGGCGTGCTTGCCCTGCAGACGTATATCAATACCGTTCTCATCCCGGCGCTGATCGCTTCGAACGTTTCGTTCACGCCGACGGCAGCGGTCAATGCCGAGACCGTTCAGGCCGCGATTGAAAACGTGCAGGCGCAGCTTGCGGGCATTTCCGCCGGTACCATCCCGAACAATACCGTCGGCATGGAGAAGCTGACCAAGACCGTGCAGAACGCCATCGCCTCCGGCGGCGGCGCGGCTGCGGCGGTCACGGCGCTTTCCAAGACCGTCGCGCAGAACGTGGCGGCGACGAACGAGAACACCACGGCCATTGCCGCCATCAACACCGCGAACACCGCCCGCGACGCCGAGATCGCCAAGATTCAAGACAAGGCGGAAAAATCGAAGGGCGCGACGTTCGTTCTGACCGCTGCTGGCTGGGCGAATGGCAAGCAGACCGTGGCGATCAACATCGGCGCGGGGCGCAACGACGCCGTCGGCCTCGACACGTCGGCGACGCTGGCGCAGTGGCAGGAGGCGGCGAAGTGCGGCGTCAAGGTCTACAGCGCGAACGAGGAGGGCATTACCTTCTCCTGCGAGACCGTGCCGACGCTCGACCTGCCGTGCGCGTATATCTTGATGTAAGGAGGGCGAACCATGCTCGATTTATTCCCCAAGCTGATCAGCCCGGACGAGACGGCCATCAACACCAAGCTTGGCCGCACCACCGCCGTCACCGAGGACGACACGAACTACACCTCGTACATGGCGCGCGGCCAATCCCTGAATTCTGCCGAGACGACGCCCACGAAGAACGGCCAGATCGCCTGGCAGTACGAATGAGGTGAAAACATGGCGCACAAGACATTGATCTCCGGCACGGCATACGACGTCAAGGGTGGCCGGGATCTGATTGCAGGAACCGGCTATGCCAAGAAGCAGGGAAAGACGCTGATAGATGGGACGGCGTATAAGATAGGATTTGGGCATTCCTGCATAATAGAAATTACTGCTGTCAGGTCAAATCAGGGTGCAAAGGTAACAATCAATGGAATCACATACACGGCTGCTGCAACTTTAGAAGTTGAATCCGGCACAGAAATAGAATGTCTTGCAGAGGGGGGAAGAAATACGTCCGGCAAGATAACGGTGGATGGCAATGTTGTTGCACAGGGATCATGGTCGAATGTAGATGCAAACTATACATATTTGGTAGAGACAGACACGCAAATATACCTAAACGGCTCCGCATTTGGGGGAGCATCGGAAATTAACATTACGACAAAATGATTGTTCACATCACCGAAGAATAGGGAGAATCTATGGGTACACATCACATTTTGAAAGACGGCACATCCTACGCCGTCAAAGGCGGCACCGACCTGATTGCTGGTACAAGTTACCAAATCGGGGGGGGGTCGAACGCTGGTGAATGGGACGGCGTATGAGATAAAGTTCAAGCCGTCGGAATACACCATAACCCTGACCGGCTCCGGCGGCAAGATCACATATAACGGAGTAGAGCAAACCAAAACATTTACCGTCGCAGCTGGTGAATCCATAACAATTACGGCAACTGCATTTACTACAAATGGCAAATTTCCGCAGAAAGCGATTATACAGCTCAATGGAACGACAGTTTCGAGTAAAACGGCTTGGGAGGTATATGAGACCGTGACTGCTACATACACGTACACACCGGAGCAGGATACCAGAATTACCAGGAGCACAACAGACCCTGGTACTGGAAAGATTAACAGCTACAGCACCACAATCAACATCGAGACAACATAAGGGGGTCAAAACATGATCTACTTCAAAGCGAATAGCACCGAATATCCGGCGTCGATCGCCGGGAAAATCACCGACCGGGACTGGGGCAACCGGGAGTCAAAGGCCGTCACGCTGACCATGACCCACGCTGCCGCCGTGCAGCTGTTTGTGGACGGACTGAGCTGGTCCATCGTCCAACGCGATACCGTCCCCGTCTACGACACCGACGGCAACCCCACCGGCGAGACCGAGGAGCAGGTCCAGGAATGGGACAACGCCGACTACTGCGTCGCCGGGCCCATCACCGACAACCGCGACGGCACGTGCACCTGCAAGATGGGCAAAAAAACGGCCAGCGACGTGCTGGCAGAACTGGAGGCTACCTATGACGGAAACTAAGCTTACGCAGATCAAATCCGCGATCAAGGACGGCAAGCTGGTGCAGGCTGCAGGCGGTATCACCACGACCGTCACGCAGTCGGACAAAATTGGCTTCGACTGGAAGAACTTCTTCGTCAACGACATCCCCGTGCGCCGGGAATACGTCGAACAGGCGGTGAAGTTCGGCACGGTGGACCATCCCATCGTGTGGAAGGCCGGAATGTCGCTGATCCAGAACGCTTATTACACCAACAACGGCGAAACCAAGGTCTGGATGGGCGAAGCGGGCGCGACGGCCGATTGGTCGAGCAGCGAGTTCGTTGCGATCTGAGTTTGTGAGGTGAGCACATGCCGACAACCGAAGAGCTGCTGAAGCAGGTGTATAAGCAGCAGACGCAGAGCCAGCAGGGGCAGAACGGCAATATCGCCGTAAACCCGCCCGCCAGCACCGAGGCCCCCGCTGCCGGAGCCGGTACGGAAAACACGCCGCAGGCCCCGGCCAACGGCGAATCCACCGCCCCCGCGGCAGGCGCCACCGGCACGGGCGGCACCGGCCCGACAGGCGAGGCCAGCGGCAAATCCCTCTGGGACCGATACCGCGAGTCTCTGAACAGTCTGGGTGACTACAAGACCCCGACGGCAAACAGTCAGGAAGAGCAGATCCGGAAGATGTACGAATCCAACCTGGCTTCGAACAAATCCCAGCTCGAGAGCGACTACAACCAGAATCTTTCCGACCTCGGCGCGGAGGAAAGCAAGCTCGGGCAGATCTATTATGAGCAGCAGCGGCAGGCGCAGGCGGAGTCCGACCGCAACCGGCAGGCGTTTCAGGAGTACGCGAACGCGCGCGGCCTGAACTCCGGCACGGGCGGGCAGGCGGAGCTTGCGCAGAGCAATCAGCTGTCGGCGAACCTCAACGCCCTTCGCCAGTCTGAGGCAGAGAAGCGGGCAGAGGTCGAGCGGCAAAGACAGCTGCTCGGCCAGCAGTACCAGCAGGCCATCCAGAAAGCGCAGGCCGACAACGACCTGAATCTGGCCAAAGCCCTGTACGAGGAAGCCGTGCGCGTCGACGAGTCCATCAACTCCGCCGCGCAGGCCGACGCCGACCGGGCATTGCAGATCTTCAACATGCTCAACAATACCGCCCTCTCCGCTGCGGGCGCGTATGCCTCCAAATCCGGCGACATGTCCCTCTACGAAAAGCTTCTCGCCGGTGACAGCACCTCGGAGCTCGAAGACCTCTACAACAAAGCCCAGCAGATCGTATCCTCCGGCGGGTATTACTCCGGCGGCGGTGGCGGGGGAAGCTCCGGCACGTACAAGAAGGCTACCAGTGACGAAATGGAGTGGGCGCAGTATTACATCGACATCATCCGCGCCGCTGGCAGCGTCGATAACGTCAAGGATTACCTCAACACGAATTACAAGAGCTACGGTATCCCGTATCAGTCTGTCAGTAAGACGACAGAAAGCATGGCTGAACGTGCAAAAAAATATTCGACGAACGAATATCAGATCGGCTCTGAGAAGGGCAGGAATATTGCAAACAGCCTCGGCGTTGGCAATACGTACCGGGCTGCGGACAATTCTGTGTGGCGCAAATCCTCGAACGGCAATATCTACGTCACAAAGGACGGCGTGACCATGAAAGCAAACATCGTATAACGGAGGCACTTGCCAATGGCAGATTATTATATCAATTCCGACTACGGCAAACAGCTTGCGGGCAGCCTGAAAGCGGGCGATATGGCGGAAGCCTCCGACGGCTCGACGTGGCGGAAGGAAGCCGACGGCAGCGTCACGGTATGGAAGAACGGCCAGACCATGACCGGCAGGGTGGGCGTGTCCGCGCCCGCCGTGTCGGAAGCGCCGCCGTCCAGCGCCTCCCCGACGGTCGAGACGCCGACGCTCGACGCCGCGACCAGCGGCAGCTCGCAGCAGACCACCGCCGCAGATTATACCGGCAGCGCGCAGGAACAGCGAGACCAGGAGCAGGCGCAGGCCCGCCTTGCCTCTGAAAAGGCAAAGGCCGCGACCGAGAAGGTCACGGCCGGTCTCGACCAGTCTTCCAGCGACGAGCTTTTGAATCAGGCCATCCAGCAGGCGTCCACCCCGGAGTACAAGATCAGCTCCGCGCAGGGTGTGCTGCTCGCTGATGAGCTGCGCATGGCGGGCGATATGGCGGAAGCCTCGGACGGCTCCACATGGCGGCGCGAGGCCGACGGCAGTATCTCCGTCCGCAAAGGCGACAGGACCTACAAGGCCAATATCGACCGCGCGGCAGCGAAGCAGGACCCGCAGTGGGCCATCCTGACCGCCCCGGCCCCCGCCGCGGCGGAGACCGGCAGCGGGAAGAAATCTTCCAGGAAATCCTCTTCCGGCAGCGCTTCTCCCGGCGGCTCCGGTACATACACGTTCCCGGCGGCTTCCACGGGCACGCAGAAGACGCCGACGGCCACGGCCACCGGCACCGACCGCGCGTCCCTGCGCAAGCAGGCCGCGACGGCACAGAAGGAAATGGGCGACCTCGCCCGGCAGATCTCCGTCGCGAAGATCCGCGGCAAGGACACGTCCGCCCTGCAGGCAAAGTACAACGAGGCGAAAGCCCGGTACGACACGGCAAACACGCAGATCCAAGCCCCGCAGCAACTTTCGACCTCCGGCGCGCGGCAGGAGCAGTTCAGCCAGCGGCAGACGCTGATGGAGCTGGCGACGAAGCAGGCGGCGGAGCGGAAGGACGCATGGAAGAGTCTGCCGACCGTGCGGGACTCGGAGCGCTTTTCCGGCATCGACAATGTGACCACCGGCCGGATGCGCAGCGCAGAACAGCAGCAGATCGCCGGAGCTGTCAAGGAGCTGCAGAAGGACGCATGGCGGAGCCTGCCGACGGTACAGGATTCCGGACGGTTCAACATCCCGTCCCAGACGGACAGCCTCATGCAGCAAGCGATCGCGCAGCGGCAGAGCGCAGCCCAGCCGCAGACCGACAAGGGGATCGGCGGAAAGCTTTTCACCATGCTTGGCGCAGGCCTCGGTCAGTTCAACGCTTCTATTGCCAACTTTGCCGACGCCGCAGCGACGGCAGTCGAAACAGTAGAAAGCTATTTAACCGGTGGGTTTACAAAGGACGGGAGGTTTGCAAAAGGAGATTCGGCGTTCACAAGTTCCCTTTTGCAGCCGATCCATGATTGGGCAAAGTACACCCAGAGCACGTCTGATTCGCTGAACGAACGCTCCGCAGCAAACTGGAGCGATACGAAAGAGGGCGGCGTTGCAAACACGATCGGAACCGGTGTCATTGCAGCGCTGCCGCAGGCTGCGCTTGCGCTTTTGACGCTCGGCACTTCGAGCGCAGGAACGCTGACGCAGGCCAGCTCCGGCCTTGCAGGCAGCATCGAAACCGTTATGCGGCGGATCTCCAGCGACCCGTCGTATTGGCTTTCATTTATGCAGGAAACCGGCGGTAACTTTGCAGAGGCAAAGGGGGCCGGAGCGACAGACGAGCAGGCCATTCTGGCTTCTACGATAGCTGGCCTTGCAAATGCCGCGATCGAAGTCGGCGGCGGCCTGGAAAACAACAACTGGATGAACGACGGCACGCTTTCTGCGCTCAGCAAGGCGAAAAATCTGATCAAGGGCGCGATCGAAGAGGGCGGCGAAGAACTTATTCAGAACCCGATCAGCCGCGCCATGCAGAAGCTTGTCTATGACGGAGATCGGGAGTGGCTGTCGCTCGACAATACGGCGCAGGGCCGGGACGCTGTTTTCAATCCGTATCAGTCAGCCGAGGAATTTGCAACCGGCGCAGCAGTTGGCGGCATCCTCGGCGCGGGGAACTTTGCGCTGAATCGCGCACTCGGTTCGCGCAGCCAGAATCAGGCGCAGAACACCCATCTGACACAGGATGAACTGCTCGACGCAGCCATGCAGGCAGCGAACCGCGGTGAGACGCTTACAGGCCCGGTACAGGCCGCGAACCAGACCACCCAGCAAACGACGCAGGGCACAGCGGAACGCGGCGCAGAGGGCGTTATAACAGGCGAAGCGCTGCCGAAGATCAGCATGGAGGACTTCGCCAACAACGAAAGCAGCGTTTGGAATAATGTTGCTTACGAAGACGATCAAACAAAAAATGCCATTATGCGAAAGGCGCACAATGACATGGTGAAAAACGGCGAGGTTGTGACAATCCCGGAAAGTGTGACAAACGACGTTGCGGAGCACTTCCCGGATATGCGAGGCGTAAGCAAGGCCGAAAGAACCCCCGTTCTGAAACAGAAGCTTTCCGAACTCAAGACAAGCCTGCGACGTTACTTATCTGGGCTAAAAGGCGCAAGCTACGAGTTTGATGTCAACGGAAATGTCCTTGACGCCAGATTGTATGATACGGGGATCCGTGAAGTCATGGATCGGGTCACGCAGGAAAAGAGCAGTATGCTTTTTGGAAGCGACCAGATTTTCAGGAACGCACAGTATTTATACAGTACGCCTGACTATGACAGCAATCCCAACGTGTACCGGTGGAATTATTTTTACACCCCCGTTCAAATCGGAGATCAGACTGTCGGTGTAAGAATTGCTGTGAGGGATATGAAACAGAGCGGGGCTAACCCGGCTGGTAGCCAGATTTACCATTGGGGGATAAAGAAAGATACAGCCTTGGACGGTGGGCGCTCGGGCGATTTGCCCCTTTCGACCGGTGTCTCATCAGCTGCATCTTTCAATTCCACTGTAGCACAACCGGGGAATCCTGTCAACCAGAATGTTTCGGCAAATGACATGGGCGCGATGCGCAGCCAGTTCGAGTCTGTGCCGAAACAGGCGCAGACGCAGAGCAATACCATCAATAGCATGGAAACCGGCTGGGACGTGCCGGAGGCACAGCGCGCGCCCATCATGTATGATACCATTTCCGAGGCAAAGAGCCTCGATAATGCCCGGCTGCGGCTGGCGCAGGACTACGCCGGGGAGATGGCGGAGCTGCGCGGGAAGCATAATTGGAGCGGCGAAGAGGTCGACATGGGCATGACGATCCTCGACAACTACCGCCGGGCGGCAGAGCAGACCGGCGACTGGACGGAATATTCCAACTGGCGCAAAGAGGTCTCCGCGCACGGCACGGCAGCCGGTCAGGCACTGCAGGCGTATGCCAAGTATTCGAGGCAGACGGGCGGTGGCATCGTCGCGGACGCTTCGGCGGCACTGGAACGCGCGGCGAAGAAGACCAACAAGGCCGAGATCATGAACCGTGGCAGCGCGCTTGCACAGCAGTACGACGCAGCGGTCGGCACCGGGCAGGAAAACGCGAAGGTCAACGTCAACGATCTGGTCGACATCATCAAGAGCGCCAGCACGGCCCGCCAGACCGGTACGCTCATCGGCAACAAGACCCCGCCCATTGTCAACTGGGCCATGAACCGCATTGCAAACTACGCCCGGGCGGAAGCACAGTCAGGCGGCGGGGAAAATCTCGACTTCCTCCGGACGTTCGCAGCAGACAGCATCTACAATATCGCCGCTGATACGCGGGCGGTATCCGCTGGGGAGCAGGTCAAGACGGTCCGGCGCATGGGTATGCTGTCCAAAGTGTCGACAGTCATGCGGAACCTTGTTTCGAACAACGTCTTCGACCCCATCGACAGCATTGCGCGGAACGTCTCTGTCCCGCTCGACATGCTGGTTTCCACGATCACCGGCACGCGCAGTGTCGCAGGCGACGCCTCGTGGTTCTCGGCGGCGAAGCGCAAGGGATCTATGGACGGCCTCGCGCGGGCGTGTATGGAAGTCGGCCTTGATGTCGACGCTTCTGGCACGGCCGGAAAGTACGAAAATACGTCCAACCGGACCTTCAAGATGTCCGGCGGCGTCTTCTCCAAGCTCATGTCCGTATGGGAAGCGTATGAGGGCTACACCCTGAACGCGACCGACGAATTCCAGAAGGGCGGTATCGAGGCCAGCGTCCAGAAGGGAATTGACCGGCTCTACGAGAGGGGCAAGATCACCGACGACTCGCTCCGCAACGCGGGCGAGCAGGAAGCGCTTTACCGCACGTTCCAGGACAAGACGGTTCTGTCCGACGCCGCGATCGGCGTCCGGAACGCGCTCAACAAGGCGCATATCGGCGACATTGGCGCGGGCGACATCATGCTCCCGTTTGCGCAGGTCCCGTCAAACCTCGGCGCGCGGGCGATCGAGTATTCCCCGGCGGGTCTCGGCGTGGCAGCTGCGGATTTTATCAACATGATCGACTCTGCCCGGAAGGGCGAGTTTACAGCGGCGCAGCAGGCAAAAGCCGTGCAGGGCGTAGGCCGCGCGCTGACCGGCTCCGGTATGATTGCTATTGCGGCGGCAGGCGCGCTGCGCGGCTGGCTGAAAGTCACCGGCGACGATGACGACAAGAACAAGGACGCGCTCGGCAAGACGCACGGCCTTGACGGCACGCAGCTCAATATCAGCGCGGCTCTGCGGGATCTGCGCGGGGAAAGCGCGCAATGGCAGGCGGGCGACCAGCTGCTTTCCATTGGCTTCCTCGACCCGCTCAACGCGCAGCTCACGACCGGCGCGCTTATTGCAGACGATATCCGCAGTGAGGCTGGCGTGACGGGCGGGCGTGTGCTCGGAAACTCGCTTTCCGGCGCGCTGCAGTCCGTTTTGGACACGCCCGTTATGTCCACATTCCAGGACGTGGCGACGAACTATGAGTACAGCGGAGCCAGCACGCCGGGTGGGAAGATGATGGACGCAGCGCAGAAATACGCGGCAAACCAGCTTTCCAGCATCATTCCGAATTCGCTGCGCGGCATTGCGCAGGGTCTCGACGACACGGAGCGCAACGCCTATTCCTCGGATAACGTCTGGCAGCAGGCAGTCGACAACGCGAAAGCGTCCATTCCCGGCCTGCGGGAGACGCTTCCGGCGAAGACGGACGTCTGGGGAAATCCGGTCAAGAACGAGGGCGGCATCCGCAACTTCATGAACCGGAATATCAATCCCGGCAACGTCACGACGTACAAAACCGACGCAGTTTCCTCCGAGATCGAGAAAATCAGCGAGGCGACGAACACCTCTCTGTATCCTGACCGCACTGCCCCGCGCTCTTTGAAGGTCGACGGCGAGGCTGTCAGCCTGACGTTCGAGCAGCGCAGCATGTATCAGAAAGCCTACGGCGACGCGTATTCCGCCGCCGTGACCTCGCTCATGAACGACAAGAACTACAAGGCCATGCCGGACAGCATGAAAGCCGAGATCCTGCAGCAGGCGAAGGACACCGCTACAGAGCAGGCGCGGGACAGCCTCGGCATCGGGTATGACGTGAAATCCTCTGCACAGAAGATCCTGGAGAAGTCCGGCACGGAGCGCAACAACGCGCTGATCTCTGCAGCCGTCAAAGCGCAGCATTATTTTTCTCCGGAGACGCAGAAACAGCTTTCTGACGTCGACCGGCAGTTCGGCGGCGCTGATTATGTCGGCTTGTCTGACGAGCTTTTCAACTCTGCGAAGGAAAAGGCGAACACCTACTTCTCGGCGGTCGAGGCTGCCAAGTATGGCGGCGAGCTGACCGAGACGCAGAAGGAGCTTACGGACAAGGACAGCAAGGAGCTGGCGCGGTACTTCATGGACAAGGCTATCGAATCCCGCTATACCGACGCGAACAAGAGCGGGACGAAAGCCGACGAGTATCTGAAAGCATACCGGCATGGCGAGCTCAACGATGCAATGGCACTGGCTGTTCTGAGCGACAAGGAGGTCAGGGCATACGATCGCTTCGGCCGGAGCGCGAAGGTAACGCCGGAAATGGCGCTGCAGGCGGCAAACGCTCATGCCGGGATGAAGGATGTCAAGGACGAGGACGGCAAGGTCACAAGCAGCGCGCAGGACCAGTTCGACGCATGGCTCGACAAACAGAGCTGGACGGACGATCAGAAATCTGCTGTCCGCATGGGCTTCTACTCTGACAGTGTCAAGACCTACAGCTATCTGGCAGATCAGCTTCGCAAGGGCAACATCAAAACAGCCGACGCCAAGAGCGAGCTTACAACTTCGTATCAGGCAGGCTGGTCGAAAAACGTTCGGGACACTGGCGCGAAGATGGCGGATTACATTGACGCGATTGTCGAGTATGAAGACCGGCCAAGCGAAGAAGAACGCAAGGCGGCTGGCTACAAAAACACGTGGACATGGTTCTGCGACTATCTGAACACTACAGACTTGACGCGGGAGCAGAAGTTCGGGATCGCTATCAGCATGAGCGACTATTCCGACAAGACCAAGCAGAAGATCTGGAACAGGCTCAGATAAGGGGGGTATTTATGGTACAGAAGATCAAAAACGTCTTGTATATCACGATGCGAGGCGTAGACCTGACGCAATGCACAAATCTGAGCTTCAAAATTGTGCAGGGTGACAGCTTTTCAAAGACCTACACGCCGACGGTCGCCAGCGCTTCCCGGTTCACGGTCGAGGTCCCGAAAGCCGACGCGGACAGCTTGACCGTCCGACCGGCCCGCTGCCAGCTGACGTTCACCGACGAGGCGGGCAATTCCCGGGCAACGGAGATCGCCGTCGTTGACGTGGAAGAACTGCTGTAGGAGGTGGGAGCATGTCTGACGCAGTATCTAAACAGCGGCTGAATATGGCCGTGGAGCCGGACACGGCGACGCTTGTTGTCCGTGACGCCATCAAAGGTGACAAGGGCGACAAAGGAGATAAAGGGGACACCGGGCCGCAGGGTCCGCAGGGGGAAACTGGCCCGCAGGGTGAGAAAGGTTCAACCGGCGAAACCGGCCCGCAAGGCCCAAAGGGCGAGAAGGGCGCAACCGGCCCGCAAGGCGAGACCGGCCCGCAGGGCGAGCAGGGAAAGCAGGGCATCCAGGGGCCGCAGGGCAAACCCGGTTCCAGCGTCACGGGAATCACGCTTGTTGGGACCGTCGACGACACGACGACCTATCAGGTCTCGATGTCGGACGGGCAGTCGTTTTTGTTCTCGGTGAAAGCCGTGCCCGGCCCGCAGGGGCAGACTGGCCCGCAGGGCGAGCAGGGCCCACAGGGCAAGCAGGGCGCGACAGGCCTGCAGGGTGAAACCGGCCCGCAAGGCCCAAAGGGCGAGAAGGGCGCAACCGGCGCGACAGGCCCACAAGGGCCGACCGGCCCGAACGCTGTCTCGACCACCACGACGAGCAACATCACCGGCCTGCTCAAAGGCAGCGGCGGGAAGGTGGCACAGGCCGTGGCGAACACCGACTATATCAGCCCTGCCGACATGAAAACTTTCCTGAACCGGCAAACGGCGCTCAACGCCGCCGATACCAATTATACAACGTTGATGGCACGCGGCATGTCTCTGAATTCTGCTGAGACGACCCCAGCCGTGAACGGGGCCATTGCATGGCAATACGAATAAAGGAGAATCGTATGGATTTGCAGGATCTGAATATCGCAGTCGCGGAGATCCGCGGCAACGTCGACCGGAACACCGGCCGGATCAAGGATCTCGAGAAGAAGACCGACGCCGTTGCCAAGCTGGCAGAGGCCGTCGCCGTCATGGCCGAGCACATGAAGACGCTCGACGACAAGATCGACAACATGCAGACGAGCGTCAACAACCTCACCGCCCGTCCGGGCAAGAACTGGGATGCGCTGGTCAAGATCGCCCTGACCGCGCTCGTCACCGGCGTCGTCGGCTGGGTGCTGGGAAAAATCTTATAATCTTCGCCGGGAGGCGTAAAACCTGAAAGGAGAATACATATGAACGCAAAATGGTGGAAAGCCGCGGGCATCCGCGCGATCAAGACCGTCGCCCAGACGGCGGTAGCAACCATCGGCACGTCGGCAGTCATCTCGGAAGTGAATTGGCTCGTCGTCGCCTCGGCCTCGGCGCTGGCGGGCATTTTGTCCCTGCTGACGAGCATTGCGGGCCTGCCGGAGGTTAAAGAAGAATGATGGAGATCGACAGCTCCATCCGGGCGAAGTGGCACGGCGGAAAGCGCAAGCTCTCCGCCATCACCGCCATCGTCATGCACTACACGGCAAACACGGGCCAAATGGCGACGGCCAAAGGAAACGCCCGCTATTTTGAGGGCGGCAGCGAGGGACGCAAGGCCTCGGCCCACTACGTTGTCGACGAGGGCAATGTGGCCTACGAGTGCGTGCCGCTCAATACCGTCGCCTGGTCCGTCGGAGACGGCAATAAGGGGCCGTATGGCAAGATCGTCAACAACTACAACTCGGTATCGATCGAGATGGTCAGTCACACGGACGTTGCCGGGCGGTATTACATCCCCATCGAGACGCAGAAGCACGCGGCGGAGCTGTACGCGCAGCTGAAAAAACAGCTGCCGAACGTCAGGTACGTCGTGCGCCACTACGATGTGAGCCTCAAAAAATGCCCTGCGCCGATGATCGATGAGGGCGCATGGGCAAAATTCAAAAACCTGCTGGAGGAGGAAGAAGAAGTGAGATACGAAAAGCTGAAAGACGTTACGAACCAGACGTACCGCCAGACGCTGGACAAACTGGTGGAGAAGGGCCTGCTCAAAGGCAAGGGCGGCGAGGGGGAAGACCTTCTGCTGGATCTGGCGGAGGACAACGTCCGCATGCTGGTCATTCTCGACCGCACGGGTGTATTCGGGGATTAAGGTATGCAGCGCGGTCTTCCGACGAAGCCGCGCAGCGAGTGGGAGCACCTAATCTCCGAATGGATCCTGAATGCCCAATACCGGGAGATCATGCGCCGGAACATCTGCGACGGCGCGACGGCGGAGCAGCTGGCCGAACAGTACGGCTTTTCCGTGAACGGCATGAAGGGCATCATCAAACGTTGTACAACGATCTTATTAGAGGCAGGCGCGGAGTGATCCGCGCTTGCCTCTTTTTGTGCTTTTTATGGGCCTGCGCTTGGTTTTTTGTGATGACGTTTTCCCTCAGAATGACGGTAGGAGCTGGCCAGCTTACTACTTTTACCGGAGGATTTTTTATGGAATACGCAAGTAAGGGACTCGCGGGGACTGCGCTGGGCTTTGGAATCGGCGGCGCCGCGATGAGTCTGGCAAACGGCGGGCTCGGCAATCTGCTGGGCGGCCTCAACCAGAACAAGAGATCGGAAGCCGCTGACATCGCTGCGGCGGTCACGCCTGCCATGACGGTCGCCGCCATGCTCGCCGCACGGCAGCAGGAGCCGACGTGCAGCGAGAACATGCCGGTCACGCGCTACGATCTCGAACGGGAGCAGAAGCTGGCCGCGAAGGACAGCGAGATTGCGCTGCTCAAGGCCAACACGTACAACGACGGCAAGATGCTGGAGGTGTACGGTTATATCGATGGGCAGCTCAAGGACGTCCGTGAGGCGCTGTGCAAGCAGGCCGTCCACAACCAGCGCACCGAGGACAGCTTCACGCTGGTCAAGCAGGACGTCGAGTCTGTCCGCAAGGAAGCCCTTGGCGCGGTCAAGATGGAGGCCGAGCGCCGCTGCTGCGGCGACAACGCCCTGAAGACCTATGTCAACGCAACCTTTTATCCCAAGCAGGTCGCAGATGTCACCACCGGCACCGCGACCACAGCGCAGACGCTCTACGATCCGCTCCCGAAGTGCTGCGGCTGCTGCAACAACTAAGCCAAAGGGGCGGCAATAGCCGCCCCATCCGAAAACGGAGGATAACTGTATGACAGTGACGATAGATCAGGCCATGCGCGGCGCGATGCGCTACGCTGACAACG